AAACTTTGATAGTAAAGCATCTCATTGGCCTTTCTCCTCTAAATAAATTTCCTTCCAAATTTTTGCATCAATATTGTCATTGATGTTTTCCATCTGAGCAATAGTTAACTCACTAAAAACTAAATCAAAGACGTTTGCTACACAATCGTCATCTCTCTCTAACATTTTATAAAATGCTTTTCTAGTGGTGTCTACTGAAAACTGCCATGGGTTTTTACCTTCATGGTCTTGAATTGTTTGTGATGTAAAATTTTTCATGTCAAGGATGGTTGATAGTATTTTTTAAGAAAATAAAAATGAGGATGCTTATGCATCCCCATACGATAAACGTAGTCATACACCACCTCTAACTAATGGTGGTCTAGCATTACGTTCTAAATACCAATCCATGCTTGCTTGCTCTAAATCTGAGAAGTTAAGCTGTCCAACTAAATGGCTGTAATCATATCCAACGAATTGTGCTAATTGCATAATCCTTGCATAGATCTCGTTGTATCTGTGTCTAATCTCTGTTAGATACCATTCACGAAATACACTTGAATTTCTAAATCTTCTTGTGTAAACAACGTCAGTTAACGGATCTGGAGCTTTATCAACGACATAATTGTGATAATCTGCCATTCTGTTTTTAAATTTAACTGGTACGCATCTCCAGTAAGAGTTAGATCTTCTGAGATTTTTTTCATCTGCCAACCAAGTTTGGATGACGATTCCAGTTTCATACCTTTGTAAAGGTACTATCAATTTTTTTAATTTAACCTCGTAACTAGAGATAAGCATATGTATCTCAGCTTCGGGTAAATTGATTTGATGTTTGGTCTGTTCCATGTTAGTTAATAGAAATTAGTTAACGGAAAGTGAAAGAGGGGAGGTTCGAGTTAAAAAGCATATTCCTCTGGGGTCGCTTACCCATGCCCCCTCATTAAACACATTAACATAGATGTATACCTTTGTCAAACAATTGATAAATTACCTATAGACTTTTTGTATGAAATATGCCAACATAGAATACATGGATAACACAAAAAATTACAAATCACCAGTAGACATTCTTATCGAAGAGTTTGGTGGTATCAGGCCACTTGCTAGAGCCGTAGGTAGAAATAGCGGTAGCATTTGGAAGTGGTCTAAGTCTGGACTAGTTCCTTCTAATATGCAACAAAAGGTTTTAACTGTTTGTTGGGATAAAGATTTAAACGTGACTCCCCACGATATTATTTTCGGTAGAAATTGATATGCAACAAACATTATTTAAGTTAGCTGATCCAGAAACTAACTTTAGTAGTGTTCATGTAAAAGATTTTATTGTTAAACCTGTTTCTATACAGCAAGTTAGAAATTTTGTTGAAAATTGGCATTATTCTAAAAATATTAATGGATTAAGAGTTTCCCATGTGTTTGGTTTGTATCACCATAATGATTTAGTAGGCTCTATTATCTATGGCTCATTGTCTATGGCAAACACATGGCAAAAGTACGGCAACAGAGAAGACGAGGTTATAGAGCTTAAAAGGTTATGTTGCGTAGATGATACAAAGAAAAATACAGAAAGTTTTTTTATTGCTAAAACAATTAAATTTTTAAAAAAATTTACTAATTATAAAACCATAGTTTCTTATGCAGATCCTTTTTATAACCATAATGGAACTATTTATAAAGCTAGTAATTTTAAACATAAAGGATATACGGATAAAAGTAAGGTAATACTTTATAACGGCAAAATTTACCATGATAAAGCTATAAGGTCTGTTGATGACAATAAAAACTACAAACCATTTACTTATGAAATAAAAAAAGCATTGTTAGAAGGTAAAGCTAGATATATAAACAAACCACCGAAGCACATATATTGTTATCAGATACACAGAAAAAAAGAAAATAATTTAATTAAAACTAAAATAATAAAACAATTAAATTTATTATGAATTGCTATTGGTGTGATAATAAATTATCTCTGGTTTTTGAAAAAGAGATAAAAAATGATCCATTTTCTGTAAGAACCATTTTAGAATGTAACAAATGTCAATCTCAATATTATATTTTAAAAAAAAGAGATGCTTACGACTAGCCAAAAAAAAAGAGGGTTTTTATACCCTCTAGTCTTTTTAGTGTGAAGTGTAGGCGGTAAGGCGGTTCTTTAAGGAAAGATTACTTACGCTTTAATGATAACAATGTCACCTAGTCAACCTACATATTATGTATTGCCAGAATCTTGGTTTACATCGTATTCTACAACCTCCCAAACGTGTATAAACGTCTGTAACCAATCTATTTGCTGACCAGTTAACTTTTCCCTATATGGAGGGCTAGTTAAATCATCCGCTGACATATTAGGTAGATGATGTTTCTTGCAGTAAGCTTGAAATTGTTCTACTAGCCATAGTTGTTGTTTAGCTAAAGTCATTTTTAAAACTCCTGTCTTTGGATTGAATCTTGTAACTCCTCTAATTGTGATTGTGGGAGAAATCTTACAAATGAATCTATAAGTTGATGATCTGTGTAATTAAGATCTCTTAACTGGTCGATCATGTGGTCTTTGAGTTCTGATGGTGTCATGTCAAATAAGGATTAGGAATAAAAGTAAATAAGGAAATAGTGCAAAAGCCATCATTTAGCTCCTTTTTTGCGATAAACAACCGCATAACTGCATGACTCTGCTAATTCTGGATTGAGTACGTTTTCACAAAATTTGTCGTACTCTGGCTCTAACCAGTTTTCTAATTCATTATCTGAATCAGAGTAACAAGAAACTTTTAAATCGTTTCCTCTTCTCACATAGTCGAGGTCGATAGCTTGAACTAATTCCTCATAATCACAATCAATAGTAAATACTATTCTGTATTTCCAATCATGTGTAACCTGATCGGTAACTATTGGATAATCGCAAAGTGACATTGGCATGGTCTTAAAAAATAAATAATGTGAATAAAAAAAGGGTGAAATTATTCACCCAAGTATGCGTCTACAAGTTCTTTATATTCAACAGAACCTTGGACTAAATCTTTGCTAGTGATGTTAGCAATAGTAGAGCTAGACATAAAAGCATTAATAAATGCATCTTTAACTCCTTTACCCTTAACATCTCTATAGTCTGTGTGTAATGCTTGATCGCAAAATACAACAAATGCACGTTTACCCTCGGCTTTAGTACGCTTTAGCAATCTTGCATATGTACCGTTGAAAGTCATAAACCACAATGTAGCTTCTTCTACTATTTGGTTTGGTGTGAAAGTCTCTTCCATTGTCTGTAGTTAATTAAATTAGTTAGGGAAACAATCGGTTCGACATACCGATTACTATTAAGTGTATACATATGTCATACATATGTCAAGAAAAAAAATAAAAAATATTGCGATTTATCTAATATTTCTTTATATTATGGTTAATTTTACCTTTCTTATTAATGATTCCCATTACTCAGGTTACTAGAGAGTATGTTCAAGTAAATTCTGAGGGTTACCGTATTAATTCTAGTCATTGGAATTATTCTATAGACCAATCTGTAGTTGATTCTATTTTATTGTTAAGAGATGAATTTAATTTAGGTTATGGAACATTAGGGAAAGTTTTTAATTTACCCAGAGGTACAATTGCAAAAATCGTTAAAGGACAAATCCGCTGTCAAACTCCAGACCGTTGGAAAACAATCTACAAAACTCGGACGGCCTACAGAGAAAGTTGATCCTGTTGAAGCTAAAAAAATTTGTGATTGGATTGCTCACGGTAAAACTTTGAGGGAATATTGCCGTACAAATGGAAGCGTTCAATGGAGAACTATTTATAAATGGTTGGATAAAGATGAGGAGTTTCGGTCAGCCTTCGCACGGGCGAGGGATACAGGGTGTGAGATTCTATTTGAGGAGTGTTTAGAGCTAATTGATACTCCTCCTGTTTATTGTGGCTCTGAAGGGAACACACGCATCGATCCAAGCTTTATTAATTGGCAAAAGAACAGAGTTGAAACAAGAATGAAAATGCTTGCTAAGTTCAACCCCAAGCGGTTTGGAGATCGTCTAGGGGTAGACCATGATGGTGGAGTTGCATTAACAGTACTTACTGGAGTTCCTGAGAAATAACAGCATCAAAGATAATGTGCCATCTATCGCTATCTCCATTGTTTTCTGCGGAGTGAAGAACTTTATTGTTAAACCACCATACCTCTCCTACTTCAAGGTTTAGAACCCAGTTGCCACTAGTTAGAAAGCAATGTTGATTGCTTCTTAGTACGATATGAAACCTCTCATAGTGATCTGCATATGTTCCCTGATCGATGTGTCTTGTTACTTGACTAGTGGACTTCAAGTTAACTATTAGTACCCTTCCTAACTCCTTAACTTGTAGCTTGTTTAATATTGGTCGCATCAATGGTATTAATGCTGTCTTGAGATATTCCATGCATGGATAGTCATATGCTCCAATGTCGTAAAGAAGATAGTAAGGAGACATCTTCAATGCCCCTCGAACATAGATAGTCTCGGTGTCTTTATGTGGTGACTTGGTAAATGTTTGCCTTGTTGTTATCTCATCCCATAACTCTGGTCTAGCATCCAACAACTCAAGCAATGGTTCAACGTCTAACCCATGAGCTATACGTTTAAAGTATTTTGTATGGGTCATAATCGGCCTTCTGTGTAGCTTCTTTACGTCTTTTAATGTATATGTCTTCGGGTTGTTTCTTACCAACTGGAAGGGCAAATGTAAGAGCTAGAGCATCCGCAAGATCAGGTGATCCACCACCCTGTAATCTCTTCTTAATCTGATCCTTAGACTCCAACACTCTCCTACCCACATTGTCGTACCAGTATATGGGTGTAGCCAATTCTTGTTTGAGTGCCACATTATCAGGTATCGCACCACCTTCCTCTACCCACTCCTTCATTAACCACCACATCTCAGTTCTACGGTTTATGTACTTATCGGGATATGTAGCCTTACCACCAAACGGTATCTCGATTACGTCATATTTAAGTTGTCTTAATCTATCGATTACACCACCTCCACCACCACTATCACAAAACACAGCATCAGGTTTATGCTCCTCCATAAGATTGGCAACCCTAGTAGCTAAATCCATATTGTCTATACCACGATAAATAACAGGTTTAAAAGCTTGTCTACCCTGTCTACGAAACACTACAGATCGATCATCCCCAAATCGTGCAATATCTACACCTAACACTACTGGCGAATGTCTCACATGATCTAATTGATACACACGTTTAGATGCTTCTTCGGTATCTGCTAATGCTATTAACTGATCATCACCCTGTGCTGAGAAGTCGCATAGATATTCCCTAGCAAAACTAGTCTCACTCATATCACGTTTAAGACGCTCTACCTCAGAAGGATGCAACGAATCTGTGTCATATACGGTATATCTAGAAGCTGTCCAATCTTCCTCATCAAGTGCTTTGTAATACAACTCGCTAAATAGATTAATACCTGACGGTGTACCAATAAAAATGCACCAACCCAAACGGTCAGATAGACAAGGCTGTACGATGTCCATCCACAATTCTGGTTTTATATTGGCAACCTCATCCAAAATACAACCATCAAGTCTTAATCCACGCATAGCATCAGGATTATCACCACCAAATAACCTAATAATTGCACCGTTATGTTTAAATTTTATAGATAATTCACCTTCATTTATTTCTATAGCAGAGCGTTGTCTTAATGGTTCTAGTTTTTGTTTTAATCTCGCCCAACTAATAGCTTTAGCCTGACGTAAGAAGGGAGCAACATAGGTAAATATGGCAAGATCTTTATCTGTTTTCATGGCTTTGTCTATTAATTCCATGATTGCCAGTTCAGTTTTACCTGATCGTCTATGCAATGCGTAGACACTAAACCTTTGTTTGTTTATATGACAAAGTCGCTGCCATTCACGAGGGGTATAATCGAGACTTACTTGCATTAATTAAAATTAATTCCAATAATAGTTATAAGTATTATATCTTTTATGACTAGTGTGACCGTAACTAATGAATCAGCTTGTACTGTAAACAAAAGTAGAGTGTCAAAACCTACGATTGAACTTGCAACGCTTTCTGATTGGAAGGACAAAGCATCACCATTATTTGAAGAGCATTACCAAGAGATTGCTCTTAACAAAGAATTAATGCAGTTAGATGTTAATTGGCCTTTGTATGAAGAATTAAATAATAAACAAGCGTTATTTGTTTATTTGGCAATGCAAGACAACGTATGTATTGGTTATTCTCTTAATTTGATAACGTATCATTTGCATTATGCAGAACTAAAATACACTCAAAATGACGTTTTGTTTATCAAAAAAGAATTTAGAGGTGGACGTTTAGGATTGCAGTTAATCAAAGTAACTGAAGATCATGCAAGATCTATCGGATGCAAAATGATGTTATGGCACGGTAAAGAAAACACCGCTTTATCAAAGTTACTACCAAAACTTAAGTATGGTGTACAAGAAATCATGTTTTCAAAGGAACTTTAATTATGGTATTTACAGCGGTTGTTGGTGCAATTAGTGCATATTCTGCATATAAAACTGGTCAAAACCAGAAAAAGCAGATGAAAAAGCAGATGGAAATGCAACGTCAAGCTAATTTAGAAGCTAGACAAAGGGCAAAAGAAGCAAAAGAGCGGGCACAAATAGATCAAAACAAAGCAAATAGAAAGAAAGCAGATGTAAGTGCATTGTCTGCAAAAGAGGAACAGGCTGCATTAACAGGTCCTGCGGGTACAATGCTTACAGGTAATCAAGGTGTAGATCCTGAGAAACTTAAACTAGGTGGTAACACATTATTAGGCGGTTAATCAATGAAAACAAAACGTGCTGATCTGTTAACAAGATGGGGTCATCTTAGAACTGAGAGGGCAACGTGGTGGTCACATTGGCAAGAAGTGACAACATATCTGTTACCAAGAAACGGACGTTATTTTGTACAAGACAGAAACAAAGGACATAGAAGACATAACTCTATATATGACAATACTGGTACTCGTGCATTAAGAACATTAGGTGCTGGCATGATGGCGGGTGCAACATCACCTGCAAGACCTTGGTTTCGGTTAGGAACTAATGACCCAGAGTTAAATAGATATACACCTGTCAAGTTATGGCTAGATGATGTAACAGAACGTATGCAAATTGTGTTTGCAAAGTCTAATACATACAGAACATTACACAGTATGTATGAAGAATTGGGTGCATTTGGTACTGCAGGTTCTATTATTTTGCCTGATCCTAAAACTGCTATACATCATTACCCAGTAACCATAGGAGAATATGCAATTGCTACAGATTATCAGGGTAAAGTTAATACTTTGTACAGAGAGTTTCAAAAAACTGTTAGTGAAGTAGTTAGAGAGTTTGGATATAACAAATGTTCAACGTCTGTTAAGAACCTGTATGACAGAGGTAGTCTTGATACATGGATAACTATTATTCATGCAATAGAACCAAGAAGTGATAGAGAGCGTGACTTTAGTAAAAAAGATAATTTAAACATGGCATTTAAATCTTGTTACTTTGAACAAGGTGGTGAAGGAGAACAGACTTTAAGAGAAAGTGGATATAAAGATTTTCCTGTTGTTGTTCCTAGATGGGGTCTAGCAGGTGGTGATATTTATGGTAACTCACCGGGGATGGAGTCATTAGGTGACATAAAACAGTTACAGCATGAGCAATTACGCAAAGCACAGGGCATTGATTACCAAACAAAACCACCGTTACAAGTACCAAGCTACATGAAAAACAGAGATGTAGACAGTTTACCGGGCGGTGTTACTTTTGTTGATGGACAACAAGGCAAAATTGAGACAGCATTTAACGTAAATCTAAATTTAAATCACTTGTTGGCGGACATACAAGACGTAAGACAACGTATTAATAGTAGTTTTTATGCTGATTTGTTTTTAATGTTGGCAAATGCTACCGATACACGCATGACCGCTACCGAAGTAGCAGAACGACATGAAGAAAAATTGCTTATGTTAGGTCCTGTACTGGAAAGATTGCACAATGAATTGCTAGATCCATTGATAGACAACACATTTAACAGGATGATAGAAGCTAATTTAATACCACCTGCACCAGAAGAATTGCAAGGACAAGATTTAAGCGTAGAATTTGTTTCTATGTTGGCACAGGCACAACGTGCAATTGGTACAAATAGTGTAGATAGATATGTTAATAATTTAGGTATGGTTGCACAAATGAAACCCGAAGTACTTGATAAGTTTGATTCTGACGTATGGGCTGATAGTTATGCTGATATGTTAGGTGTTGATCCTAAATTAGTAGTTGCAGGTGAGCAAGTAGCTAGGATTCGTGAAGAAAGAGCAGCCGCACAACAAGCAGCAGCACAAGCAGAACGACAACAACAAGCTGTAGAAAATGCAGTAAAATTAAATGACTCAAAAACTGGTGATCCATCTATGATGGATATAGTCGGTCAGTTTAGTGGCTACAATTCACCATCACCAATGGAGGTTTAAATGGACAAAAAAACACCAGACAATTTTAATTATGGAGACATGACGGCTGATTTCAGAATGAAATACAAGCAAATGTTAGAACGTCATAATGCTAGTAAAGGTAAGAAGAAAACAAAAAAGAAAGATTTAGCAGAAGAATTATACGGTGGTACAAATTAATGTTTGGAAAAAAGAAAAAAGAAAAAAAAGATGGAATTATAACAAACCTTCAACGTAGAAAAATACAAACATATAAAACTATGGAAGAAGCAGGAATGCTTTCTCCACAAGCAGAAAAAGAATTAAACAAACTAAAAACTCTTTATCCTTCAATGTTTTAATTATGGCTAAAAACGTAGGTCTTTGGGCGAACATCCACGCAAAACGTAAAAGAATTAAGGCAGGTTCTGGTGAAAAAATGCGTAAACCGGGGTCGAAAGGTGCACCAACAGCTAAAGCATTAAGAGACAGCCAAAGCAAAAAAGCATAATGGTGTGACCGTAACCCAGTTATCACTAGATATATTAATACATGAGTGAATACAATCCTCTCGACCTCAAAGGTCAACAAAAATCTAAAGACAATAAAAAGTCTGAAGAAAAGATTGACCGACAAAATGAAGAGTCGGACATCAAATGGCTCATGAGCAGCAAGAGGGGTCGCAGATTTATCTGGAGACTTCTGGAAATGGCAGGTGTATTTCGATCATCGTTCAACACTAACGCAATGACAATGTCATTTGGTGAAGGTAACAGGAACTATGGTTTGCAACTCCTCAACCAAATCCACACTCTCTGCCCTGAGTTGTATCCGACAATGATTAAGGAGCAAAAAAATGTCAGACTCGCTGATGACAGAGCCAACCCAAACCAATGAAGGCAGTACACAGCAAGAAGTAGATACATCAACTGATGCAACTACTGAATCACAGCAGCAAGCTGAAACTGTAGAAGATCAACAAGATTCGGATGAATCCGCTGTTGAAAGTGAAACTAGCGAACAGGAAACCCCTAAAGAAGGTGCACCTGAAGCCTACGAGTTTAATAGTAAGGTGGCTGACGCACCCGAAGAACTCGACTCCGAAGTCTTAACTGCTTTCGGGGAAGTCGCTAAAGAACTTGACCTTTCACAGGAAGCTGCACAAAAAGTATTAGACAAAGTTGCACCTGTTATGCAGGCAAGACAAGCAAAAGTTGTCGAAGACGCTAAACAAGATTGGGCGAACGAAGCTAAAGCTGACCAAGAATTTGGTGGTGAAAGCTTAGATACTAATCTTGAAATAGCTAAAGCTTCACTTAACGCTTTTGGTACTGATGCTTTGAAGTCGCTGCTGTCAGAATCTGGATTGGGAAATCATCCTGAGATTATCAGGTTCATGTACCGAGCAGGTAAGGCAATTGGTGAAGATAGTTATGTTGGTAATTCTCAAGGTGCATATGCCAAAGGTGGTGTACCAAAAGATTTTAACGGCATAGCTAACGCACTATATTCTAATCAGCAAAATTAGTAAGGAGATTTAAATGGCTACTCTCTCATCATCAAATTTAACCCTAGCGGATTGGGCAAAAAGATCTGACCCAGACGGTAGAGTTCCAATTGTTGCAGAATTATTATCACAAAGCAACGAAATCCTAGACGATTGCGTGTTCAAAGAAGGTAATTTACCTACTGGTGAACGTGTAGTTATTAGAACAGGACTACCCGGTGTTTACTGGAGAGCATTAAACCAAGGTATTCCATCAAGCAAATCAACAACTGCTCAGATTGATGAAGCTTGCGGAATCCTAGAAGCTCGTTCTGAAGTAGACAAAGACTTAGCAATGTTAAACGGTAATACAGCACAATTCCGTTTATCAGAAGATACTGCGTTCTTGGAAGCAATGAACCAGACACAAGCTGAGACAATGTTTTACGGCAACCCCGGAACAGATCCTAAGAAATTTTTAGGATTAGCACCAAGATATGGCGATTTATCAGCAGATAACGCAGTTAACATCCTTGATGCAGGTGGCACAGGTTCTGATAACGCTTCTGTTTATTTAGTTCTTTGGGGTGATAATACTGTTTATTGTCCTTTTCCTAAAGGATCTAAAGCGGGTCTGACACACGAAGATCTAGGCGAGCAAACTGTTTACAACAGCGATGGTACAAGGCTACAAGCTTTTGCTACTCGTTACCAATGGAAGAATGGTCTAGTTGTTAAAGATTGGAGATACGTTGTTCGTATTTGCAATATTGACATTTCTGACTTAATTGGTTCTACAGGTACACAAGCACCTACTGCAGCTACAGCTTTAATTAAGCTTATGGCAAGAGCATTGTACAGAATACCAAACATGGCTATGGGTAGAGCAGCGTTCTATATGAACAGATCTGTACACTCAGGTATGGCTATTTCAGCACTTGATAAGTCACAAAACGTCTTGGCTATTCAAGAAGGTTTAACACAGTTTGGTTCAGCACAAAGTTACTTATCATTCTTAGGTGTTCCTCTAAGAAGAGTAGACGCATTGCTTAACACAGAAACTCGTGTAGTTTAATTTGTTTATTAACATAGGAGTCTAAAATGATTACAGACAAACTGCTCCGAGTGAGCGAAGATCAAGCGGTAACTTCAACTGCTGTATCTACTGACACTATTGATCTAGTTACAGCTAGAGACATAGGTGAAGGTACACCTCTATATATGAATTTTGCTGTAACAACTGCAATGGCAGGTGGTACAAGCATTAAGTTTGAGGTTATTACTAGTGCAAACGCTAACTTGTCTAGTCCTACTGTTATTGGTAGCAGCGATGCAATCCTTACAGCAGCACTTACATTAGGCAAAAATGTAGTTGTACGTCTTAACCCAGAAATTGCTGGCAAAGGTCAACAGTATCTAGGTGCAAGATATACAGTTGCAGGTACTTACACAGGCGGTAAAATAACTGCTGATATAGTAGAGACTATAGGTGACGGTAGGAAGTATTATGCTTCTGGCTTCACCGTAGTATAATTAGGAGTGACCTATGCCAATTTACAAAGCTAAAACCAAATGTTTCGTGGGTAATTCTCTACGAGATGTAGGTGAAGAGTTCGAGTATAATGGTGAATTTTGTAAGCATTTAGAGTTGATAAGCGGATCTGAAGCTGAACTACCTGTGCCGTCTAACACAACCTTGGATTCAGCTAAAGATCAAGCTATTGACTATGAAGCTATGACAAAACGTCAGTTAGAGGAATATGGTCGTACTATCGGCATTGAGCTAGATAGAAGACAAACAAAAGTTTCTCTAATACAAAAACTTGAAGCAATAAGCAAATAGGCTAGGTCTTCTATTTAATTCATGGGGGGCTAGTAGTAAAACTGCTACCTCCCTCTTTTTATAGGATTTGTTATGGCAACCGAAGTAGATATTTGCAACCTTGCCCTTGCACATTTGGGTGATGATGCAACAATAGCTTCTATAAAACCACCAGAAGGTTCTGCACAAGCAGAAAAATCTGCACGGTTTTATCCAATAGCAAGAGATTCTTTGTTGCAAATGCACACATGGAACTTTGCAGCTAAAAGAGATAACTTAGCTTTAACGACAAATACCTTAGATCAATGGGATTATGCGTATCAAGCCCCTACAGATATGATGACACCTGTTGCAGTTATATCTCCAACAGCACAAAATGATTACGCTACAAGAATGTCATCAGGAGATACACCGGGTGGAATAACATCTAATTACGCACCAACAATTGTGGCAGGTCAATATACACCACAACAATTTGCAGTAGAAGGAGCATATATTTATACAAATCAAGAAAACGCAATGTTGAGATATCAAGCTTTTATAACTGATCCAACTTTATTTTCTCCTTTATTTATTAATACGTTGTCTTGGCATCTTGCTTCTATGTTGGCAGGTCCTGTTATAAAAGGTGATCAAGGAGCAGCAGAAGCTAAACGCTGTACACAAACAATGATTTCATATTTAAGTACTGCAAAACAACAAGATAACTTACACAGAGATATAACAGTAGAGCATATAGTTCCTTGGACATCTGGGAGGTAATTAATGCCAGTTACACGCAATTTTAAACAAACTTTTTCTGGAGGAGAAATATCACCAGAAATGTTTGGTCGTATTGGAGATAATAAATTTCAACAAGGTGCAGCCTTAGTTCGTAATTTTATTGTAAAACCACAAGGACCTGCACAGAACAGATCAGGTTTTGCGTATGTAAATGAAGTAAAAGATAGTGCAACAAAAGTAAGATTATTGTCTTTTACTTTTTCTACTGTGCAAACAATGGTTATTGAATTTGGTAATAATTATTTTAGGTTTCATACACAAGGTCAAACATTATTATATTCAAACGGTGCTGCATGGAGCAATGCTACTGCATATACAGTTGGTGATATTGCTTTGCAAGGAGGTGTTAATTATTACTGTACAGTTGCTCATACAAACCAAGCACCACCTAATACAGCTTATTGGTATGCAATGCCTGCAAATTATATATATGAAGTACCGCATCCATATACAGAAGCAGAATTGTTTGATGTACATTATGTGCAATCCGCTGACGTTATGACGCTAGTGCATCCTAATCATGCACCAAGAGAACTAAGAAGATTAGGTGCAACTAAATGGGAATTAAAAGTAATAAATTTTGGTTCACCTTTGCCGACACCAACAAACGTGCAAGCTGCTATGTATATTCCAAGTTCTTCAACTACTAACGCTGATACTTATTTAACTCATAAATACGTTGTAACTGCAATAGGTACTAATTTAGTAGAAGAAAGCAACCAATCATCTTCTGCGTCTGTTGATAATAATATTTTTGTTACTGGAGCAAAAAATACAATTACATGGAATGCCGTTACAGGTGCGACAAGATATAGAGTTTACAAAGAACAAGGTGGTATATATGGATTTTTAGGAGAGACAACTACAACTACATTAGTAGACGATAATGTTGCCCCAGATTTTTCTAGAACACCGCCAATACATGAAAATGATTTTGTTGGTACTGGTAATTATCCGGGTGCTGTATCTTACTTTGAACAACGTAGAGTTTTTGCAGGTACTAATAATGGACCACAAGATATTTGGATGACTAAATCAGGTACTGAAAGTAATATGTCTTTTGGTTTACCAATACAAGATGATGATCGTATTGAGTTTAGAGTTGCTGCAAGAGAAGCTAATACTATTAGACATATTGTTCCTTTAACGCAATTGCTACTTCTTACAGGGTCGGCAGAATGGAGAATAACTTCTATTAATAGTGATGCTATAACTCCATCTTCTATTTCTGTAAAACCACAATCTTATATTGGAGCAAACAATTCACAACCAGTAATTGTTAATAATAGTTTGGTATATGCTGCTGCTCGTGGTGGTCACGTTAGAGAATTAGGATATAACTGGCAAGCTAATGGATTTATTACAGGTGATTTATCTTTGCGGGCACCTCATTTGTTTGATAATTTGACAACAATAGATATGGCATTATCTAAAGCTCCAATACCTATTGTATGGATGACTAGTAGTAATGGAAAATTGTTAGGTTTAACTTATGTTCCAGAACAACAATTAGGTGCATGGCATCAACATGATACAGATGGTTTATTTGAAAGCGTAGCTTGTGTTTCTGAAGGTAATGATGATGTTACATATTGCGTTATACAAAGAAATATTAATGGTGCTAATAAAAGATATATAGAACGTATGGGTACAAGATTATTTAAAACACAAAGAGATAATTTTTTTGTTGATTGTGGTGCAACATATGATGGCACAAATACAGATACAAATAAAACAGTAACTATATCAGGCGGTACAACTTATAAAAAAGGAGAAAGTATTGTAGTTACAGCTAACTATAATTTATTTAATGCACCGCCAAGTGTAGACGATAAAGATGATGCGATTGTATTAGTAGACGGATCTACGTTTTATCGTTGCACTATTTTATCTACTGCTAGTCAAACAGTAGCAACTGCAAAATTAGATAAAGATTTACCAGTAAGTTTGCGTAATACAGCTATTACAACATTTGAAGTAGCAAGAAATAAAATAACAGGACTTAATTTTTTAGAGGGAAAAAAAATAAATATATTAGCTGATGGTGCAGTACATCCACAAAAAACTGTTGCTAGTGGAAGTGTTACTTTAGATCGTGCGGCTAGTGTTGTACATCTTGGTTTACCTTATGAGAGTGATTTACAAACATTACCGTTGGCATTACAAATAGAAGCTTTCGGGCAAGGTCGAGTAAAAAATTTAAATCATGTGTGGTTAAGAGTATTAGAATCATCTGGTATTTTTGCAGGACCTAGTGCTGATAAATTAATAGAAGCAAAACAACGTACTACAGAACCATATGGAACACCACCTAATTTAAAAACAGAAGATATAAAAATTATGTTGACCCCTACATGGCAAGATAATGGTCAAATATTTATTCGTCAAACAGATCCATTACCATTAACTATTGTAGGATTAACCACCGAAGTGGCTGTGGGTGGATAGTGTAACCGTAAAGCGATAATATAATTGTATATTTAAAAAATATATAGGTGTTTTAATATGGCAAACACAGGTGGAACTAGTTGGTCAGACCTGAGTAGATTAGGAAAATTTAGCATAGGAATGCAAGCGTCAGGTGCATTATCAGGTGTTATTGGCTCGTTTTTTAGTGCAGGTGCAGAAAAATATAAATATAAAACAATGGCTTTACAGCTACAGCATAAAAAAGACATGGCTTTATTTAATAAAGACATGAAAGAGAGTCAGGCACAGCATATAAACATGGTCTTTAATAAAAGAATGCAAATGTTGTCGTTACAACAAGCTGCTGCAAAAGGAAGAGGAAGAGTATCAATGGCGGCTAGAGGTGGTCAAAGAGGTGTAGGTAGTAATAAAGATGTCATGCTTAGTAATGACATAATGATGGAAATTGATAAACATACTATGAATGCAAATAAAGTTAAAGCTGTAAATGATAAACGATTAGAAGGTGTAGGACTAGGAATACAAGCACATATGTATGGAGTAGGTGCTAATAATATGTTTTCTACAGCATCATCAATAAGTCCTTGGATGAATATGACCAGTAGTTTATTAACAGGAACAAGTAATGTAATAAGCAGTTTACCTTCATCAATGTTTATTAAGAAGACTTAATGGCTAAACGAGTACCGTATCAATCAGTTCCATCTGTAGAACTTCAAGCAGGTTCTGAAGTTCAATTTTCTGGTGGTACAGTAACACCAATGCAAGATGTAGTTACGGATGATATAGAAAGATTTGGTAAAGCACAAACACAATTAGGACAAACACTTACTAAATTAGACGATGAATTAAATGACGCAGAAGCAAAAAAATTATATAACGCTTTACATGAAGATATACAAGCTGAAGTTGATAACTATACAAATTTAGAAGGAGCAAGTGCTGTATTGTCTAATGGCAAAACTATTGAGGGTGATCCTAAAAACGCTTTTGACGATACCAATAAAAATATAGAAAATATTTTAAAAAAATATACAGACCAATCAAGTAATGGAATGGTTAAATATATGCTTGAAAATATGTCTCAAGTTAGTATTAAATCTGCACAAAATAAAATTACACAACATTCTATAAAACAACAAAGATTATTAAAACAAAAAGAAAGTAAAGCAAAAATTAACACTCATCAAATAGATTCAATACAAAGTATCACACGTTTTAATGAACCGGGTAGTGATTATTGGACAAGTTTTGGAAGTGGTATAGCAGAAATACAAGCATATGCATTAGATCAAAATTGGAACATTGATCCTACAAAAGGTGAGGTTAGTTATCAATATTTAGAAATGCTACAAGATTATACAAAAGGTATATATGATTCGGCATTGGATTGGTTTGGACAAGATGAAAAAAAATCAGAACTAGGCAAAAAATATTTTGCAATGCACGCACAAGGTATGCCAATAGGTGGAACATTAATACAAACTATAGATGGCCAAACAACTGTACAAGCTCTAGCTACTTTAGAAAAAAAACAAAGCGATGCTTGTGCTGTAAAAATATGCAATAACATTTTGGAATATGAAGGTGATACAAACAATAATGATTTTTTACATTCAGCAAATTTTTTAATGACATTAGACAGTAATAATACAACTGATAATGGTAATGGTTCAGCGGTTATAGACGGTCAAAATGCTGATCAAATGGAAAATGTAGAAGCAACAAGTAGTGAAAATATTGAATCTTTACAACAAGCTAGAGCAACATCAAAATATTATAATCCCGAATCAACATCATTTGGAGGAATTATACCTCAACATCAAACTGTACATTTGTTTGCAATACAAAAATTAGGTGTTGAAAAAGCTGATACACTTTACTCAAATGCAGTTAAAGATGCAGATATAGATCAAGATAAATATGAAAACGATCAAACGTATTTTGTAGAAAAAAATAAGGAAATTATAGCTAATTTTAATAAATCATTTATTGCTGAAATAGATAAAGCATACACTCCAAAAGTGCAAGAACTAACAAAAACATTAGAAAAGCTAAAGACAAAAAACAGTAAGATGAAAAGTAAAGGTGTTTATGTAAAAAAGAAAAAAGAGTTAAAACTAAAAATTGCAGAAACTGAAAAAGAATTAAAAATTGCAAAAGAACAATCAAGTAAATATATAGATACAACAACTAATGATTTATTAATAATAAATAAAGAAATTAATTATGATCATGTAAATGGTCAGACTTATGTTGAAGTAAATCCAAAAACACAATTACCTCCATATGAGTTTTTTGAAAAGAAAATAATAGCAACGATAAAAGATCCCGATAAACAAAAAGTAGCTTTAGAAGAATTAAAATTTAATTACCGTAAGAAAGAAGAAGAAAGATTAAATAGATATAACGGTGCATATTTAAATGCACAAGACATTGCTTTTTCAGAACCAGATGGTTGGAAATTATTAAAAGCAAATGGTATCGATATAAATATGTTTACAAAAGAAGATCAAATTGCATTAAAAGGAGGACATCCACCTGAGTCAGATACTAATGCACTTGTAGAAATAGAAGAAAATGAAGAAGAAATTTTGACAGATGAAAATAAATTAAAAGTTTATATGCCTAAATTAAGTAAAGGACAATTTGAATATTATGTAAATCAACTTAATAAAAACAAATCAAGCAAAGCAAAAACTAATGGTTTAAAAATAGATCCACAAATTTTTGAAGCAGCATTAGCTGAAAATGATATGTTAGATATGAAAGATAAAGACCCACAAAAATATCATAGATTAAAAACAATTTATAGAGATCGTTTAAATTTTTATTATGACAATGGTATAGAAATAGATTACAGCAAAAGAAAAGCAATAATTAAAGAGATATTAACTGATGAAGTTATTTACGATGGAAGGTTTAAAGATAATACAAAATCATTTTTTGAATATAAAAAAGGAGATTTTGAACAACTTTATATAAAGGTTGATAAAGGAGATGGTTTGACAGAAACAGTTTATTTAAAAGATATACCAACAAATTTACAATCTAGAATACAAAAAGCTTTATTAAATAGAGGTATAGCTCCAACATATGCAAATATGGCACAAGAATATTACGATACAGGTAGACCTAAAGATACAGATAGTTATGAAAAATCTTTAAAAATAAATATGATGAGAGGATTTTAAATATGGATGACAAAATAATTAAGTACGAAGATCTAGGTGATTATGAAAATAATAATTCATCTAATGTTTTTAATAAAACTGGTGATGCATTAGATATTGAATATGCAAAATTTGAACAAGATAGGCAATGGAATAATATAAGACAAACTTTAAAAGCCGTTAGTGAAATGGACGGTGATAAAGTTGGTGAAATACAAAAATTTAAAGAACAATTTAATTTACCAGCAGATTTTGAATTAAACAATGATGACGAAACATTCAATTATATAAAAAAAAGAAAACGTGAAGAATATATTCTTAATCAAAATTTTGCAAAAATAAATCCAATATTAGCAAGACAATTAGAAGATCCTCGGTTTGCTGCATTAGCACATGACAACATAGAACATTTACAAGAATATTACACAACTGGTAGAGCTTTAACTATGCCTTTCCGATGGATATACGGTGGAGGTGTTGGGTTACAACAAGGTATACATAAAGGTTGGCTAACTAACGAAAGAGGATTATTAGGATATCAATTAATGACAGGTGATCCAGATAATGAATATCACCAAGGCGATAGAATTAAAAAATTTATAGCAGCTGACATATTTGGTGCTTTTAGTGAAAAACAAACAAGAGAAGAAAAATTAGCTCGGATAAAAGAAATTGATGCAAAAATTGCAATGTATAACGAGGATGGTGTTAATTGGATAGAAGCAGGTGCGTATTACGCGGGTCAATGGTCAAGACAACTACCTGCGGCTGCAACAACAGGTTTAGTTACTGCAAAAATTAATGCAAAGCTTGGTGCAATAGCAGGTAGTGTTGTTCCCGGTAAAGGTACTGCTATAGGTGGAGTTCTTGGTGCTACTACAGGATTACCAGCCGCATTTAATTATATGGCGATTAATTCATACATGGTTGAAGGTGGTAATTCTTATTTAGATGCTATAACCAGAGTTGGTGGATTATCTCATGAAGATGCTGCAAGGCAAGCTCATATGGTGGGATTCCTTGCGGCTGGTGTAGAACGTATTGGATTGCCATTTTTATTTAAAGGTACATCTAGTATAGCTAGTAAAGGTTTAGTAAAAATAGGAACTAATAAATGGTTGCAAGGTTCATTAGGAAGATCTGGATTAGGTCCTAAGTTAGAATCTTCTTGGGTTATGTTAAATAAAAGATTTCTTAGAAGATCTGTTAAAGATTCTTTAAGTGATAAGTTTCAACAACTCACAGTTTATTCTGCTACACAAGATATATTTAAAGACATAGCAACTAATATATTGTCAGAAACTTCAACTGAAGTAGTTCAAGAATTAATTAATATTATTGGTTTTAACATAGCTGCAGAAATGGCTACATATGAAACAAATCCTGTTGATATGGAAGAAGGTATGGACAGGATTAAAGGAGTCATGTGGGATACTTTTAGAGGAATGGTTACATTTGGAATTGTGACTTCTGGTGGTGGATATATGCGTACAGCAAATAATGTTAGGCAATCAGATAGTGATCAACAATATATTGAACAAATGCTTGAAATAACAAAAGATGATAAGACAAAAAAAAGAAACAAAAATTTATGGCAAAACTATATGGATTTAGTTGGAGACAGATTTGGTGTTAAAGATTGGTATGTAGATGCAGAAACTTTTCAACAGCAATTAGATGAAAATGATATTTCAATGGAGCAATTAGAACTATTTGATAAAAATTTAAGTAGTCAATTAAGAAAAGCAACTGATGAAGGTCTTGTTGGTAAAAGCATAAAAATAACTCAAGGTGATTATTTAGCTAATATTGCAGGTTCAGATTTCCACAATATATTAAGGCCACATCTACGTCTTGGCAATAATACATATAGTCAAAAAGAATTTCAAGAAGTTTATAAAATTAAAGATAAGATGTTAGACCAAACATTAAAAGATATAAAAACAAAAACAGCAGAATTTAAAGAATCACAAAGAGAAGCTAACGCATATAAAGCACAAATAAAAGAACAGCTAGTAGCTACAGGTAAATACACTAAAGAAGTTGCCACACAGCTAACACATTTACCTTTAGCTTTTGCTTTGACATTTGCAAAAAGAAATAATATGAATATCAAGGATTTTATAAATAAATATTTTTATAACGTAATTTATGAAGGTAAACCACAAGATTTTGGTAATGACTTTTTTAATCAAAATGGTTCTGTAAAAACTGATAGTGCTTTGTTTAAAAATTGGTTTGGTAAATCAAAAATGAAAAATGCCGATGGTACTCCTCAAGTTTTATACCACGGTACTACAAGTAGTTTTGATCGTTACAATTTAAAAAATACAAATAGACCTGACATAGGAATTTTTGGTAGAGGTATATATCTTTCATTAAATGAAAATGACGCTAAAACATACAAACAACAAAAGAATTTAGATCCTGATGTTATGCCCTCGTATGTGCGTTTAGAAAACCCATACAGAGAAACCAATCCAAACATTAAAGAACAATTGCAAAAAGGTGGTAAAGGAGCAAAAACTAGTTACAGAAAAAAGTTAATACAAGAAGGACATGATGGTGTATTAGTTGTTAATCCTGATACTAACGAGGTGACAGAAGTAGTTGTATTTGACAGTAATGCAGTTAAATCAGTTAACGATAAAGACAATTGGTCTAGAGAAATTGACAATATATATGAACAACAATTAGAAACTTTTGAACAACGAGGTCAACAAGAACAAGGTAATGTTGTACCGCAAGCTGTATATCAAATTGCAAAAATTGTAGAAAATTTTGAATTTGCAAAAAGTAAACCTTTTAAAACTAACAGACAATTTAAATTAGAAATACAAAACCGTGTTAAAAAAGAAGCAAAGAAAAATAATGTTGATCTTTCTAAATTTACAGTACAAGCAGAAAAATATCTTGTACAAACTTTATTAGCAGATGCAAGATATGCTTTGATAGAAAACCCAAATGCTGTTGGTTGGTATGACGAAAAAGTAACTAAAGCAGTACGAATACTTGCTCTTAAATATCCAAAAGTTGCTACTGATAAAAGACATGGTTTCATTTTTAAATGGGCTTTAGCAACAACAAGTAACGGTATTAAAGTAGATAAAAACTTTGAATATGCAACAGATGTTTATGAAAAATGGTTAATGTCAGAACAAGAATTAGGAGAAGGAAAAGGACGTTTACCAGAATTAATGCTTAATGAATTAGGTGAAGAAACAGGTGGTGAATCTAGAGCAGCAATGGAAAAATCTTTTAGAAGGTTAAATGATTTGTTAGATAAAAAACCTTTTGCAGAATTAGAAAAATTTATGAGAACTAAACATACAGGAAAAGAAGTGCAAGAATTTGTTGGTTTAGATAGAGATGGAAAACAAATAAAAATACCAAGTGATTTTAGTTTAGGAGATATAGTTTACGGTTCTGCAATTATTGGTCCTAAAATTGGTAATGGATTTTTTGCAAATCTATATGGTAATTATGAACAACTAACTGTAGATAGATGGGCTATGCGTACATGGGGTCGCATGACAGGTACGTTAGTTTTAGACAGAGAAAGATTAGCAAAACAAAAAAGAAAAAATATTAAAGCAATTATAAGAGCATTATCTAAAGAACAGAAAAAAGCATTTGAAAAATTAATAGGTAGAAAGCTTACTTTAGGAGATATTGATAATGTTGCTTTAGCTATTAAAAATAAATCTGCAGGTAAAGGTGTGCCAATGCAAATGAAATTAATAGCAAGATTTGATGAAGATCAAAAAAATTACGATACATTTGTTGAAATAATGGGTAAACCTAGAAAAGGTGACGAAACAGTAAGTCTTGGTGATTTATTGCGTAAACAAGGTAATGGTTTAGCTAAAGACAATGATGGACAAAAAGAAACACCAAGTGGTCCTGTAGAACGTAGAAACATTGTCAAAGTATTTTCACAAGTTTTAGAAATTTTAAATAAAGAATATCCAAATTTAACAATGGCTGATTTGCAAGCACTTGTATGGTATCCAGAAAAAAAATTATATGATTCTGCAAAATTAAAAGAAGCAGTTGTTGAAACAGGTTATGAGGATAATGAAGCTCCTGACTATGCTAATGCTGCTGCATCGTTTGTTGCTACAATGGGTATATCAGATGATCTTATACAAAGCACAATAAAGGAGGTTGATGATGAGTTACAGTCCAATGAGCAGTCAACAGGAATTCAACGAGATGATGATGGAAGAAGAGTTGACGAGGGAATTCGAGAAACTTACCAACAACAAGATACAGAAGACGCAAACATTGACGAAAAAACAGGACTCCCCATCAACCCAGACGGAACAGTTACCCTCTACCACCACACCAGTAGAAAAAACGCAGAAGCAATCAGATCAACAGGAGAACTTAGAAGTGCTGGAGAACCTGATGTCTACGTTACCACCAGAGCTATCACAGATATTGGATATGGTAATACAGCAGTTCCCATCAGGGTTGACCCTAGAATCCTTGAACTCAATGATGAATTCCCTAACGGACGAAAAGATTTCAACATCAGACTTCAAGACGATAAAGGAAACCTTAGATACGGCGGGTCTATTGCTGTAAAAGTTGGCGAATTTTATGAGCAAAGAAGAGATAGCAAAGGACCTAAAGGAAGGTTTGATCCAAAATCGTTTACAACTTTATTAAATAAAGACTCAGATATATCTACATTTTTCCATGAAACTGGTCATTATATGTTGTCAGTTATGGAAGACATTGTTTTAAGTGGTGATGCTCCTGCCGACATAATAAATGACTTTAATGTTTTACTTGATTTCTGGGGTGTTGAAGATATAGATACATGGAGCAAATTGTCTATAGAACAGAAAAAAGAATACCATGAAGCATTTGCATTAAATTTTGAAATCTATTTGCATACAGGTAAAGTGCCAGTTAAAAAACAACATCTACGCAGAATATTTAGAGACTTTGCAAGATTTCTTGAAGAAGTTTATCAAGACATTAAATATAATCTTAATAACACATATAGAGCATTATTTGGTAAAGACTTACCAGTTCTTACAGATGAAGTAAGAAGTGTTATGGATCGTATGCTTTCAACTAATCAAGACATAATATTAGCTAACGAAATGTATGGAATGAAAGCAATGTTCCAAACAAAAGAGCAAAGTGGTATGTCAGATTCTGAATGGGCTAATTATCAACAACAATTGCAAGAAGCATTTGATGAATCTAAAGAAATATTAAATCAAAAAAGCATGGCACAATTAAGTTGGTTTGAAAATGCTAAAAGTAAATATTTAGCTGATTTACAAAGAAAACATAAAAAAACTTATAAAAAAGTAGAAGCAGAAGTTACTGAAGAAGTAGAAAACGAAACAGTATATAGATTAATTAATTATTTAAAAAAAGGAGAAACAAGAAATGACAAAGGCGAAAAAATAAAAGTTCAATCTGGAAATAAAATCTCTATTGAGAGCGTAAAACAACTAGTTCCATTTCACGATATGAAATTTGAAATGAAAGAACTTGGTTATGGTAAGTCAGGTATGTTAGCTAAAGAGGGTCAAAGTATAGAAGATGTAGCAGATTTGTTTGGTTACAAGAGTGGTTTAGATATGATAGACGCAATATTAAGTGCAAGAGATATAAAGGAAGTTATCAAAGAAAGAACAGAAAAACGTATGTTAGAAGAATATTCTGAATTAGTTGATGAAAAACAAATACAATTAGGATTACAAGAAGCTTTACACAATGAAGCACGAGCAAGATTTATTTCTTTAGAACTTAAATTTTTATCTAAATCTACACAACCAGTTCGTTTACAAATTGCGGCAGCAAATGAGGCTGCATTAGACATACTTGCTAATACAAAATTAGAAGACATAAGAGTTAGTGATTATACTCGTGATGAAGAAAAAGCAAGAAAAAGAACAGAAGAACATTTAGGTAAAAAAGATCCAGAGAGTTTAAGAATGGCTGTAGAAGCTAAACGATCACAATTAATAGCAAATCAATTAGCAAAAGAATCAGTTGAAATATTAAAACGATACGATAATGCAACTAAGAAAAATGGAAAATTTCAAAAGTTCTTACAAACAGATAAACAGTTTAAAGATAAAAATAATAAGTCAAAAAGAAATATGTTTTTAATAGATGCAGGTAGAGCTATCTTGTATTCCTATGGTATTGCAAAACAAAGAATAAATGTACAAGAAAAGATGAAACAAATACAAGAATACAATCCATTTACATACGAACAACTAGAACCAATTATTTTAAAAGCAAGTCAAAAAAGTGGAAAAACAGAATTAACATCTTTAACAGTTAGTGAATTTTATAATGTAGAAGATACGCTAGATACTTTATGGTATCAATCTTTAAGAGATGAACAAATAAGACAAGGTAATAAATTAGTCGCTTTTCAAGAAGCATTACAACCAATATTAGATTTATTAGATAAAAGAATATCTCAAAGCCCTGCGGCACGAGAACGACAAATTAATCCACCGGGTAAATCAGAAGCAGTTAATAATGGTTGGAAACAAAAACTACATAAATTTGCTTTGACATTAGGATCTAATTTGCAACGTATGGAAAGTTTTGTTGATCTTATAGATGGTGCAGATGAAGTTATGAAAGGCTTTGGTTCGGCAGTACTACAATTAAAAGACGGTAAATTAGGATATTTATATAACACTTTATTTTATCCAATAAAAGAAGCATTAAATGAATATAGACAACAACAATATGTAATTACTAGAGAATATACTGAGTTAGTAGCTGCCTTAGATTTTGGTAGCAAAGAAACTAAAATAACTGCATTTGAATTTAATGAAGTTTCTGAAGAATCAACTCCATATACATTTGGTACAGATTCTGATGGTATAGGAAAAGTAGAATTACTTGGAGCTATGTTGCATACAGGCAATGATAGTAATCTAAAAAAATTATTATTAGGTAGAGGTTGGGGTTCGTTAAATGAAGATGGCACTTTAAATAGAACACATTGGGATAATTTTGTACAACGTATGAAAGATGAAGGTTTTTTAACAAAAACTGATTATATCTTTATGCAAGCTGTATGGGATTTAAATCAAAAAATGTTGCCACTATTACAACAAGCACATAGAGAACTTAATGGATATTATTTTAAAACGGTAGAAGCTACACCTATTGTTAATGAGTTTGGTACTTTTAGAGGTGGATATGTTCCTGCAAAAGGCGATCCTAATATGACTAAACAAGACGTAGAAATAACTGTTGAACAATTAGAAAGAGAGTTCAGATTGTCATTACCTATGGTAGAAAACGGCATGACAAAAGAACGTAATGAAAATTTTGCACAACCATTATCGTTAAATTTAAATTATATGACTAAACATATAGATGATTCTTTGCGTTATGCATATGTGCAACCTAAAGTAAAAGATGCTTTAAAAATAGTAAATAACAAAGAATTCCAGAAAAAATTACAAATATTAAATCCTACAAAATTAGATTATTTAATTAAACCTTGGTTACAAACAGTTGTATCGCAAAGAACTTTTGCTCCTACTGGATTAGGACCAGAATTTGATCAAGGATTAAATACAACTAGAAAAAAAGGTGGTATGGCAGTTATGTTCTTTAATCTTAAGAATGCTATAGAACAATACACAGGTGTGTTTCCTGCAATGTTAAAAGCAACACCAGTACAGATGATAAGTTCATTACAAAATTATATGCAAGATAGACAAGGTACTATGCAAGCAATTGCAGATTTGTCACCCTTTATGGCAGATCGTCAACTTAACCAAATATTTGATATACAAGATAGATTAAATGAATTATTAGTTAATCCAAATAGATTTGACAGATTTAAAGATTGGTCTACAAAACACGCATATTTTTTACAGCAAACATTTCAAAACCAAGTAGACGCTGTTGTATGGATGGCAGTATATAACCAAACACATCAAAAATTACCTACATCTATGAGCGATATAGATGTACAAACAGAAGCTATAAAGCAAGCGGATGCCGCTGTTCGTATGACACAAGATAGTTTACTACCAGAAGACAGAGCAGGTTTCCAAAACTGGAATCCTATAATTCAATCTATAAGTCAATTTACTGGTTACTTTAATAACATAGCTAACTTAGACAATAATCAATATCAAAAAATAACAAGAGATCTTGGATTTAATAATAAAGGCAAAGGTACAGAACAATTATTTTATATGTATCTTTATGCAATTATGATGCCCGCTGTTATTGCAGGTCTTATTGGTAGAACTTTTGCAGGTAATTTGTTCTTGGATGAAGATGATGATGGCATGATAGCTGATGACATGATGAAAGCAGTATTAGGAGATCTTATAAATTATAAAAAAGCATTTGTTCCAGTTTTTGGTAATGCATTGCTTATTCCTATAAATCAGTTTGATGATAAACCTTGGAATGACAGTATGGTTTCTAGTCCATCTATAGAATTATTAACAAGAGGTGGTCGGACTTTAGTTAAAATTCCTGTTGATCTTTATCAAGGTAAAGGTATTAGCGGTTATCAGATAAGAGATATAAGTGCTTTAGTTACAATAATTTCTGGCATACCAGTTACTCCTGTCGGTAGAACTGGCGGTTATTTATTAGATGTTTACTCAGGAAAAGTAAATCCAGAAAATACGGCAGATTTTATTAGAGGTACTCTCACAGGTAAATCTAGTAAAGGAAGTAGGAGGTAGATAAGGTGTGACCGTAACCAATAAAAGTAATTGTATCTTTAATAAGATATACAAATTGTTTCGTCAATGACGATTAATTCTACAGTAAGAAAGACGAACCTGTTTGTAGGTAATGGAAATGCTAGTACTTTTCCGTTTGCATTTAAAGTATTTACTGCAGCAGAAATAGTTGTAGTTAGAGTTACTACCGCAACAAGTACTGAAACTACTTTAACTTTACAAACTGATTATACTGTTCTTTTAAACCCAGATCAAAACAGCAACCCCGGTGGTAGCATCACTTTAGTATCTGGTGGTGTAGCACAAAATTTGGCAACTGGATTTAATTTAATTATTACTTCTGACGTACAACCTACACAGGGAACAGATCTAACAAACCAAGGTGGATTTTTCCCAGAAGTTATAAACGATGCACTCGATAAAGCAGTAATTTTACATCAGCAACAACAAGAAGTATTAGATAGATCTATTAGATTTGCTTTAACAAATACAATTGGTAGTTTAGAAATAACTGAAGATGCTAATGCTCGTGCTAATAAAATTTTAGGTTTTGATTCACAAGGTGAGTTTCAAGTAGCACAAGAATTAGGTGTTAATAAAGGAGATTGGGCGGCATCTACTTCATATAACATTAGAGATATAGTTAGAGATGCATCTAATTACAATGTATACATTTGTAAAACAGCACATACATCTAGTGGTTCTACACCACTAAAAACTAATGCAGGTATAAGTAATTGGGATTTATTAATAGATGGAGAACAAGCAGGTATCGCTGCAAACACGGCAACAGCACAGGCAGCAATCGCTACTCAACAAGCAACTGATGCAACTACTCAAGCAAATGCTGCAGCAAGTTCTGCAACTTTAGCTGATGGTCATAGAAGCAATGCTGCTTCTTCACAAGTAACGGCTGCAACTCACGCAAATACTGCACAAACAAATGCACAAAATGCGGCAAGCGATGCAGCTGATGCAAATCAAGCCAAGCTTGACGCACAGGCGGCAGCGGCAGCAGCCCAATCAGCGGGAGCAGGTGGTGCTGTAAAAATAAGTGCTACCGATACAACAACTGGGTTTATGACACAGAAATTTGTTGAAGGGATAGATATTGTATTTACCCTTAAAAACCAAGGTGGCAATGAACAATTAGAAGTTTCTAGTCCATATGGTGTCGCATATGCAATTGCTTTAGGAGGTTAAAACGCAATGGCAAAAAAATTATTACACGACTATACCTTTGATGCATCTGCCAAACAGGTAGTTTTACAAGGAGTATATAAAAGAGAAAGATTATTAATGGTCAGTAATGTTACTGATAACGTAATCATTTTTGTTTTTAACCAAACTGCTTTTAGTTTAACTGGATTTTCTAATGATCTTGCTGCACAAACTACAACATTAACTTTTAATTATGACACTACATCTATGTCAGACACAGATGTATTGCAAATATTTATTGAGGAAGATAGCGTAGCAATTTCACCTGCTGAAACATATGTAGATCCTGTATCTAAATTAAGAGTAAGTAATCCAGAAAACTTAATTGATACTGATTTTGAATATGGATTGCAATCTACAAAATGGGAAACATTAGAGTTAGTTAAAAATATTCCTACATTTTATAGTCGTAATGGTGATGAAAGTTTAAGTTTATCTAGTGTAACTAAAACAAATAATAGTGAAATTATATCTGTTGTAACTACTGAAAGTCATAACCTATCTATAGGTAATCCAATTATTGTTCAAGGTACTGACAGCATTTCTGCCGATGGTGCTTTTATTGTTACTGCTATACCTTCAACTACTAGTTTTCAATACAAAGCCAAATCAGCACAATCTGGTACTGGTTCTATATTAGATACATACACACAAATATTTGTTGGTTCTGTTTATCAAGGTACTGAGTTTCAATTATCTGCATTAAATGCAATTACAACAGACGCAGCAAACCCATCTACATTAACAGTAGAAACAGAAGATCCTACAAACTTTAGCGTAGGTACTAGTTTCTTTTTAAGTAATAGTTTAGGTAGTAAAAGTATTTCTGTTAACGCAGCAAATGTAGAGCCAAACAACGCTAGAACAAAGGTCGAATCATTTACACACTTGACAGCCACCAGTTTTGGTGACAAGTCTAAATGGGCTATTGGTGCTATTAATCCATACAACTGGACACCTAAACGTGGAATGTTTGTAATTATTGGTGGACAGGCAGATAGTGATGTTAACTTTAACACTACAACTAATGAAATAGAATTTGATGAAGACCATGTATTTGCTGATGGTGAAGCTGCATACTGGGTTACTGGATATGGAAACAGCACACCGGGTGGTTTAGCAGAAAGACCTTACTGGGTAAGAGTTGTAGATAGTAAAAAAATATATTTGACTATATCTGGACCAACAGGATTAAACAGAGTAAACCTTACAGGCCAAGGAGCTAACGCAGGTCATATGCGTTCTTGTTTAATGTGGGGTCTTTACGCATCTTCAGTAAATACAACAACAGAAGTGTGGACGTTTGATCAAAACTTTACTAATGCTAATGGTACACATCCTCCGGGCTGTGATGCCAATACACCATATCGACCTTTTTATACAACAATAGGTGGTCTTAATTATAGTACTTCTCCTTCAACTTACTTTATGTATTACTTTGAAGGTGACGCTACTCCATACTCATATTATCTTGCTCCCGAATCAGGTACACAAAACCAAGCTAAGTTTTTATTAAGTGTAGGTGGTGCTACTTTTAATGCGACAAGTGCTACTGTTAATGGAATTATTGTTCCTATGGAGGAGCAAAGTAAGAGTGATATGAACAGTATTTATTTACCTAGAGGTGGTTGGGTAAATGGTGATCAAGTTTATTACAACTCTACATCTATCCCCGGAGGGTTTACTAATAATGGTTACTACCAATTAATAGCTGCCGATTCTGCATACCCAAACAGATTTAGATTTCAAGGTGTTAACTTATACCCTGCTAATTCCACAGTTATTAATATGACTAACTATGGTGGCACAACAAATAACATATCTACATTTTTAAGAGTAGGTCTTAAGTTAAGAACTGAAGCAACTGGTGAAACAGGTGGTTGGGCTTTAGGTGGTCCTCAACCTAAGAACTGGTTACCAGAAGATGCATTTTTCTTTGTACCGGGTACAGGTACTAATAGCACTATTGGTGTAGACGCAACTGCTAATACAATTGAATTTACTACTCCTCATGGGTTAGTAGACAATAAACCATATGTATATTTTATTGGTTATGGTAATAGTAATATATATGGATTAACAGATTCACGTTGGTATTACGTTAGAGTAGTAAGTACCACTAAAATTTATTTAACTTTAACTGAAAACAGTACAACTCCAGTTAGTATAAGTAATGCAGGAGCTGCGGCAGGTATATCAAGAGGGTGTTTTGTTAAAGCATATCGTGCTACAGGATCAGCAAATACAGCAGAAGACACTATTACTTTTATAGATAATTTAAATGTAACGGCAGGGCAAGATCAATTATTAATGGCTTGCTATACAACCTTTGGTGGCATAACTGTATTTAGTAGTTCTGGTATGCTATTAAGCTATGAAATAGGTGGAGGTCAAGTTGTATATCCTAAAACTGTTTCACCTGATGGATTAACAGTATCATTCTCAGATCAATTAGGTGGCTCTACTAAGCAATTATCAGGTGCTGTTTCGGCAGGTATTATGATTAAAGTAAGGCGGGCTCCTGATGCCAATACTTTATATTTCCCTAATCATGGATTAGAAACTGGCGATCAGGTTTACCATACTTCTAACTCTACTGCGATATCAGGTTTGTCTAATGGTTATAGATGGAGAGTTGAAAAAGTAGATAATAATAGAATACGATTTGGATGGACAGATTATACTTACTTTAATAATTTTGGTAACTACGGTAATGGTGCTGCTACTACATATGATTTAATAATTCCTTTTACACTTGTTGCTAGTGGAGATTATATACACGCAACTAATCATGGATTAAACAATGGAGATGCAGTTACTTATAACGCAAATGGTGGTGAACTAATACATCCACTTGTTGATGGAACAACATACTTTGTACAAAATGCAACAACAGATAAGTTTCAACTATCTACAACCGCTGATGAAGTAACTGGTACTGCGGTAGATGTTCCACAAAATACTTCTTATATAGCTGGTAATGCTGTTTATTGGTATATGATTGGTCACCCATTTAATACAGGTGATCGTGTTAAGTACACAAGTTCAAGTCCAGTATCACCATTTCAATCTGGTGCATATTATTACGTTTACAAGCACAACGCTAACTATATTATTCTTCATCAAACTTATGACGCTTGTTTAATAAATGATTATTATGGACAAATCTATACTGCAAAACCATTTACTGGTACAGGTACATTTCAAAAAACAAACGTAGTAGATCTTGCTACTAAAGGTGTAGGCACACAGATCTTTAACGCAACTACACCGGGATCTACTGATGGTGTATATAAAATCGCAAGCATAGTTGATGACACTAAGTTTACATTTAATGCAGGTTCAGAAATACAGGACAGAATTGTTAACTTCACACCTAATTCATCAGTATGGATAGAACAGGATGCAATAAGAATTCCAGATCATAATTTCGTAACTGGACAAGATATAGAATATAGTCATGGTAGTACTGGTACTGTTGTTACATATGCAGTAACTGTAGTCGCAGGTAAGTTTTATATTGATGGTGTACAACAACCAACACTAGAATTAAAAGAAGGACATAAATATATCTTTGATCAATCAGATGCAAGTAACGCAGGTGGAGGATCACACCCATTAAGATTTAGTTTGACATCTGATGGTACACATAATAGTGGTACTGAATATACAACAGGAGTTACAACTTCTGGCACACTAGGTACTGATGCCAAAGTAGAAATAGTTGTTGCATCTGGTGTTGCTACCTTGTACTACTATTGCTCCAACCATGCAGGTATGGGATCGACAGCAAACACACCTGCTATAACAGAAGTTGAAGTTGGTGGTTTAGCTACAAGAACAACTTACTTTGTTATTAGAGTAAGTCGTAACTGGATAAGATTAGCAACAGATTTAACTAACGCAAATGCAGGTACATACATTACGTTGACATCCCAAGGTGATGGTTTACAACAATTAAAAACAGACAGTTTAGTCGGTGAGGTAATCGGCGGGGGAACAGTTAGTGCTGACCAAGATTCGTTTACAGTTACAGGTACAAACACGAACTTTACATCGTTCTTTAATACTGGAGATACAATATCTATTTACGCTACACCTACCAAAGAAGTTAAGTCAGTATCTTCTATCAATACCAACACTTCCGTCTTTACAACTAGCCCAGCACATGGATTGTCTACTGGAGACATGGTAGTTATGGATGCAAGTGCTGCCCCTCCCGGAACAACAAATGGTAGGTTTTATTATGTAAAAGTTACTGCTAATACTACGTTTACATTGCATCCAACTTTAGCAGATGCTTCTAACGGAACTAATACCGTTGCTGTTACAGACGTAGGTAACACAGTTACTGTTTATAAATTAACTGACATTGGTAACACATATACAAACACAGTTAAAGCTGTTACTGGTATAGGTAGTTTGCAATTAGAATCTGCTCAAGCTGCCACAGTAAGTGACGCTGACTTTACCATTGGTACATCATTGTTAATGAGGGCAGATGGTTTTGCAATACATAGACCATACGATGGTGGTGTTGAACTGATACCAAGTAAGAACCCTGATAGTCGTATGATCAGGCAAACTAGAAGATACTTTAGATATCAATCTGGTAAGGGTATACAAGTATCGTTTGCTGTTAACTTTAGTCCTTCAATACAAATAGATAGTTTTACATCAGTAGGTACACTTGCAAATGTAAAAACTAGATACCCACATAGATTAGTTAGTGGTCTTTCAATTGTAATAACTGGAGCAGAAGAAGTATCTGGTCAAACCAATTATTGGAACGGCACGTTTACTGTAGGAAACATTATTGACGAATATGAATTTCAAATAACCTTAACTAATACACCACACTCAGCGGCAGTCGGTCCTATAGGTATTCCAGAATTTTATTTACAAGGTTGGACAGGTAGTGATTTAAGGTGCGGTTTGTATGACGATCAAAATGGTTTATTCTTTGAATACGATGGTTCTGTTATGAGTGTATGTAGACGTAATGCTACAACACAGATAAGTGGAGAGGGTGGAGTTACATTTAGATCAGGAACAGTTACTGGTGTTGGTACTAAGTACACAAAACAATTAAGTTTAAACGACAGTATTGTTATTAAAGGTCAGACATATGTTGTTACTAAAATAACTAGCGACACTAATATTAGTATTCTTCCTACCTATCGTGGAGTTTCAAACAGCGGTGTTGTAATTACAAAAGTAATGACTACCAAAATTCCACAAACACAATGGAACATAGACAAATGTGATGGCACAGGACCTTCTGGGTTTAACCTAAATCCTGCCAGAATACAAATGGCATACATGGATTACAGTTGGTATGGAGCAGGTAAAGTAAGATTTGGATTTAAAGATAACCACGGCAAAGTATTTTATGTCCATGAGTTTATTCATAACAATGTATTCCGTGAAGCTTATTTAAGATCTGGAAACGTCCCAGCACGTTATGAAATTGAGAATGTCGGAACACCAAGTTTCGTGCCGGCACTTGCTCATTGGGGAACAAGTGTGATCATGGATGGTGGGTTTGACCCAGATAATGCATATCAATTTACAGCTAGTTCACAGGATATTCAGATTACTGGTGCTAATACAATTACTGTTGGAGCTAACGCTGAGTACTTATATGATTACCATTTATATTGGAATAACCAATGGAGAAATATAGGTCGTGCATTACAAATACAAACACCAAGTTTCTTATATAATTCTGTACCAAACAATGTACCTATTACTGGTGCAAACTTAGGTAACAATGTTAGAACAAGAAACCCAAATACATACTATGGATTACCTGCACAACCATATCAGGTTAACCTAAGAACAAGAACAAATTATTGGGATGCATCTACTGAAGAATTTAGAAACTTATTATTAATTAATCAACAACCTACAGGTACAACTAACACTAACTCAAACTACACAGTTACTGCATCTACTACAGGTGTTCCAGTTGTTTATGATGTACCACTTATAAGTATTAGACTTGCACCATCAGTTGATACAAACACTCCCGGATTCCTTGGTGAACGTGAGATTGTAAACCGAATGCAATTAATTTTAAGGTCGGTTGGTATTCTATCTACTCACAACTGTACTATTACACTAAGACTAAACGCATTGATTACTAATACTGATTGGTCAAGAGTGGAGAATCCATCATTGAGTCAGCTAATTTATCACAGTAACGTAGACCAAATATCAGGTGGTCTTGATATCTTTAACTTTAGAGCGCAGGGTGGTACTGGTAGTTCTGGAAGAACTGCTGTTGTTACAACACAAGAACTAGAAGGTGTTACTACATTAGGTAACTCAATACTTGGTGGTAACAATGTGTTCCCAGATGGTCCTGACGTATTAACTATAGTCGCAAGGCTTAATGAAGACCCTTCAACAGTATCTCAAAGCAACCCATTTAACGTGACAGGTAGAATTTCTTGGACAGAATCACAGGCATAAGTGGAAATTTATTATCCAGATTTACCTGATACAAATTATATTCTTAATCCAGATTCAACAATTTTCTATCCACCTGTGGCCGAAGTTCCATACCTAGATCCTCTACTTCTACCTTCTCTGGAACAGGTACAGGGGGGGCTTCAAGATCAGGAATCTTCTGTTTCAGAAGAATCATCATCTTCAACGGAGGAAGTATCAGCAACACAACCACCGCAAGTACTGAACAACCTGCCAAAAACCACAGAGCTTTTATCAAATCAAGAAGGGGTAGCTACATTTAATATACCATTTATAAATTACGATTTCCCTGTGCCTTCACCAGAAGTAATAGCCAGCTCTGTCATAGCATCTGGGGTGTCGGCCACCGCAGCCGTTACAGGATCTATAATTCTTCAATCTGTGATTAATCAATTAAAAAAAGTAATGACAAAAATATTTAAAAAGGTATTAAAAAAAGAAATTACTAATCGTCAAAAGAATCCCGATTAGCCTTGACATATGCTTTAATGTTTATAACATCGGCACATAGGAAAGCCCATTCCGATTTTGGATTTATCATGTAGCCGGATGCGTGAAGTTGCTGACACTTCAAAATACGAACAAGATTTTTATCGTATATATTTTTTTCTAGTTCTTCTTTGGCTAGGTCTAGCTTTACGGCTGCTAGTTCTGAGCAGGTAGCATTGTCGTTACCAAGTGGAATCATAAAAGATATCTGTCCACCCCATCCTTGGTTAACACTATACGTTCCATTTTCTGGATCAGGATTACGAGCATCATTGCCTGTATAAAATGGTGTAATACTTATTGTTGGTTGGCTACAAATTAAATTATTAAACTGTTGCTTACCTGTCATCCCATTATTTATATTCATATTCTGATTGATAATACTAGAATTACCAACCGCATTTGGTTGTGCTATAACATCAGTTTCTGCTTTAACAGAATTACTGACTAAAGACAGACAAAGAAGTAATAACGCTCGTTGTGTTAATCGTATCATTCTGAGTTACTTGCTCAATAAGACCAGCTGGTCTTGATGTTATACTGAGCGACCAAGGTAAACTAGAATCGTCAACAGTAAATACTGCGTCACCGCCAGAAATACCTGCGGACGCAGCCACAGATATATTAGTAGCTTCCCAAGTATTTATCTCTGACCCATATTTTTCTGTGACTATGGAGCGAGTTATAGTCTGAGTAGTATTCTCTGTTCTGTTACTACTGCCGGTAGTCCACGCAGGAAGAGGGTTAGCAGAAACAGAAACTGGTAATACTAATAAACAAAGTAAAAATAATTTTTTCATTTTGCTGTAGCTTTTTTATTATTATCCTCTATCTTACTGTCTTTACTGTTATTAATGCCACCCTTTTTCTTATTCACAGAAATGCCGTAGCTACCTAAAACACCGCTAGTTAATCCTGCGAGAAACGCTCCATCATTTCTAATCTTATCCATGTATCCAAGGGTCATCATCGCTAAGGACCACACCAAAATCATAAAGCGGACAGCATGACCAAAAATTTCAGCCCAATCAGTACCTTCTTTTTCTTCTTCTTTATCTGGCATAACTGCGTTTATTAGTCATACTATACATAATTACTGGTAAAGGCAATGCCTGAGATATATGGTGCATTAATAGGAGCATCTGCTACTGCATTAGTTATGGTTCTATCCAACATGAGTAGCAGAAGAGAGCGAGATATCAGAGATATTTATTATAGACTTAATAAGTTAAGTGAATCTGTAAGTAGGTTGGAAGGACAAATTAAATAATATTTGCTATGTTTGGAAAAACAAACAAACTATGTACAAATTATTGAAGCCTATACTATTACGCTTCCTTACAACAACAGGTTGTAAAAGATTAGTAATAGATTTATGTCGTGCATTTGTAACTCAGACCTCAAATACATTAGACGATAAGTTAGTTGATCTACTTGAACAAAATTTATTTCCAAAATTAAATTAATGAATAAAGAAAAATTTCTCAACATTGAAATTGAAGAGCCACCTATAGAGTTACAGCTATCGGTTGAAATGCGTATTAGAGAAGTTTTAAAAAGTGATGATGTAAATGGTGTTAAAAGGTATTGCACACATTTGATAAGACATCAGATGAGACAAGATGTATTTCTCGCCAGTTTGTTAGGAAGAATAATAGAACTAGAAGCTACATTAGATAAAAAACATAGAGCAGATGAATTAAATACTATGGACAAAATAAAAAAATTCTTTCATAATTAAAATAAAAGGAGATTATTATGCCAAAAGGAAAAGGAACATACGGCACAAAAAAAGGTAGGCCACCGAAGAAATAAAGGGTGGTCTACTAGGCTCTAGTCTCTACCCCATAATCTAGAGCCAATACCTCAGAGTGTTCTTCTGGTCTGCTCACTCTGGGGTATTTTATTAAAATGGTATATCGTTATCGTTGCCTTTATATGATGGTGGTATGTCTTTGCGGTTTGCTTGGTAGTCATTATCTACGTCAAACATATTTACCATTATTGATCCAGAATTTTCTTTACCACTAAAGTCAGGTATTCCTGCAAAGTTTATCCATTTATCTAACAACATAAATTCTTTGCCTTGGTCATTCTGCATGATGACTCCAATATTTACCCAGTTTGCTTTGGGATTGCCATCTCTATCTTTGTACTCTCGTGTCTTGACGGATAGGTTCTTGATCTTTCGTGCCATAAGG